AATTATAAGTATAATGTGATTATCCCGGCCAAAGACGATATACCCTAGTATTTTTGAAAATATATGGCAGCACCCTTTTTTATATATATACAGTACACCAAGATTTTTGCAGCCATGCTACAAAAATTGTGTCATAATTTTGTATTAACAAAATTAGGAGTCACAATTTTTTCCGATGACTACAAAAAGTTGTAAAAAGGCCACAAGTTCCATATATTATCGTCCTTAAGACGTAAATATTGGAACTTGTGGTATTTTTACAACAGTAAATAAATTGTGCCTTTAGGTACAATCTTATTTACTTTCAAAGACTTGAGAACATATCCCTCACTAGGTGAGAGGAATATGTTCTCTCAACTTAATCATCAATATAGGAGATGTAAAGATGAAATCAAGAACAGTAATACACACAAGTAAAACAAAAAATGACGATAAAACTTTAAATTCAGACATAATGTTAGCACCTTTTGTACTATTCATATTTCTGAGTTTATGGTTATCTGATATTTCAGATAACCTGTTAGCTGCTTATATAGCATTTGGTGCTTCTATCTGGTGCTTTATATGTTACGTATACCTTGTTTGGATTAACAGGGGTAAGTAGGTGCTGGTTGTAAAATTAGTTTCAAGCTGGCACCTTGGTACATTTAGGGAAACCCCCCATGAAGTGAGGGGGGTTGTCCCCTCTCAACATAATATATTATCACTTATAACATATGGAGAATACAATGCAAAATACAAACACAGTTGTTACACCTTTCGTTATTGCTGTCTTGACTAAAGATGGTATCAAATTTGGTACTGCTTTAACACCTGATGGTAGAGTTGCAAAGAATCAAGCATTGCTTGACAAAGCAATCAAAGATGGTTTGCCACGTATTAAGATTGTACCATCAACTGGTCAAATTAGTTTTCTCTCTCAAAGGGATGCCTACCTTGCTGGTAAGATGAAGAAATTACCTTTACCATTTGATCAAATTGTAGGTACCTTTAAAGGTAAGACACCTAAAGATATAGTTCAAAATATGGTATCTGGCAATCGTATTGATGATGATGTGTTGGAGCTTACACCTGATATGGTTGAACTTGATGACAATCTTATCTCGTTCTAACACTACAAAAGGGATGCCTTCAATAGAAGGTATCCCTTTTTTTATGTTAATATCTGGAGGAAAGAGTATGCCAATATCACTAATGTTATTAATTATATTCATAGCTTTAATAGTAGGCTTGACCTTTATAGGAATATTGGGATATATTATATTAAACTAATCACTACACTCATTACTAATGAGTTTTTTAATGGAGGATACTATGAGTAATAAACTAAAAGTAATTGGTGATCAAATAACAGCAGAACAACATGCAAAACTAGTAGATAAGTGGTTAATAGATGACCAAGGTATGACACTAGAAGATTTTATAAACTCTGCTGAACCTATATTACCAAACATTGCTTATGATGGAGCTATAGCAGTTAAATGGTGTAATATGTATTTATGTATAGAAGCAGATGGGTTGTGCCACTCATAGGCATTGTCAGTATTCTCCTCCCTATATGAGAGGAGAATACTCTCTTCTCTCTGTCAACATCAGAAGGTGTTAAGATGTTTAATAACTATGAAGAACTACCACAATTTCTTATTGAACATGTACTAACTGTTAGTAAAGAAAAAGATATTAAAAATATATCTCTTCAAGATATTAATGGATGGTATGAACTAATGGAGGAAAACAAATGAGCTATCCAAGACAATACTATAATCATATTACTAAAAAATATGAAGATGTAGTTAATCCAATACACAAAAAATATGACAATGAAATTAAAGATAATAATAATAATCATCCTATAAATAAAACTATTGTTATAAAAGAAGTTAAAACTTCATGGGGTAGAGAAGACTTTTATCCTAACTGTGAGCTAGGTAAAATGATATGTCAATTAACAAAAACAAAAACTTTAAACCAAGAAAAGATTGACATACTAAAAGAACATGGTTATAAATTTATACTAATGACGAGGACAATATGACTGAAGATTATTGGGAACATGAAAAACTAATACAACTAGAAAAGGAGAAACAAAAAGAAAAAGATAAAAATGATACTGATATAAATCAAATGGTTTTAGAATTTTTTACATCTATAACAGATACTAACACTAGGAGGAAGTAATGTTTGATAGAGATAATCTTAACTTTAAAGTAGAGAAAGTAAATTTACATAATATCTATGATGGTATAACATCTAACATATCTAGAAATGTAGGTGTAGGACTAAGAAGAAAAGATACAGGTCAAATACTTAGCATTGTAAAAGATAGTTACAATGTAATACAATACAATGATCTAATAGATGAAGTAGAATTCTCACTTAAAAAATCTAACTTAGAATTAGATGATGCTGAGTATCGTACTATACTATATGATGATGGAGCTAAGATGGAACTACAAGCTAAGTTTCCTAGCCATGCTACTACAATAGATGATAAAAATGATAAGATAACTCCACAGTTTTTATTTAGATCTTCATTTGATAGAACTTGGGCTAACAGTGGTATGATGGGTTACTTTAGACATTACTGTTATAATACATTAATTGATGGTAACAAATTAGCTCATGTATATGGTAGGAGTACAAAGAACTTTAACATTGATGCATTTACAAATAAAATTAAAAATGCAGCAAACTATATATCAACTGATAGTTTAGATAAGATGAAAAGTTGGTATCAAATACCAGTACAAAGAGAGCAAGCATTAAACTTATTTAAGAATACTATTGCTCGTAGATATGATAATGTAGAAAAGAAAAACGTAGGTAACAAAGTAGTCATGTCTAATCTTATGAAGATATTTGATAATGAGAATAAACATCTTATAGGTAAAGGTAGCTATGAACATATTAAACATAGAGATGAAGGTACTTTATGGACAACTTACCAAGCAGCTACAGCATGGTCTACAAATGGTTACACTTGGGCTAATGCACAAACATCATTAGCTTCACTTGATAGAAAAGCTTCAAAAGCTATTACAAAATCTAATCGTGAAACAAGTGTAATGAAAATGCTTGACTCTGAAGATTGGAAAATGCTAGAATCTAATCTAGTTCATTAATCTCCCTGTACCATTATACCTCCCTCTAATGGTACCAACTGCTAGTAGCTCTTACATAGATCTCTCGTAAATGTCATCATTACTATGTAGGAGTTACTAGCCTTTTTTATGGAGTATCTTATGAAAAAAATATTTATATTATTTACATTAACTATTTTAGTTTTAATGGCTTCAATACAAATAGGTAATACTAATGAAAAACAATTAAGTTGTTTAGTAGAAGCTATATACTTTGAAGCTAGATCAGAAAATTTTACAGGTCAATTAGCTGTAGCTAATGTAATATTAAATAGAGTTAAGAGTAAAAAGTTTCCTAATAAAATATGTGATGTAGTTCATCAAGGATATTATTATAAAGGTAATCCAGTAAGAAATAAATGTATGTTTTCTTATTGGTGTGATGGTAAAGCTGAAAAATTTAAAGATACTAAAGCATATTTAACTGCTAGAAATGTAGCTCAGTTAGCTTTATCTCAAGTATTTGTATACAATATGATAGAGGCAACTCATTATCATGCTAACTATGTATCTCCTACATGGTCTAAAGATAAAAAATTTAAAAGACTATTACAGTTAGGTAAGCATATATTTTATCAACGTATAGGAGGTTGATAGCTATACCGTTTGTCAGTATACTCCCCAAATAATGAGGGGAGTATACTTCCCTTTCTTTTCTTTGCTTTCTATGGAGGAATAAATGTCAAAGCCTAAGATAAAACGTATTCATGTTAATCAACATGTAATTAAATCTAATTTAAAACATAATATAAATGAACCTGTTATTACTACTAAATCTGGTAAAGAAAATCACTATGGACATGAAGTTTATATTGATGGACCTTGTACTATAAAGTATAGTGGTAACGGTAAACCGGGTATGAGTTGTGGAGCTAGAGTTTGGATAGAAACTACTAGTGATGTATGGGTTAAAGAAGATGAAGATGTGTTTAGTGTTTGATATATTAAAGAGACTTTAAAATGAAACTACGTGATGATCTAGAAAATAAAATACTTAAATCTGTAATTAAAGAATTACACAGACTTGTTATGTATTCAATAGATAATGGTCAAAATAGTGAACCTGCTTTAGATGGAGATATGTGGATAGATGTGTACGATAAAGTAGATGATGCTACATATTCTGTTAATATATCTTGGGAATATTATGAAGATTACGATGAAACCACATTCAGTGTAGTTGCATATCTTACAGAAGAATATGAAAATGAACAGGGTGAAGTATGTATTAGAGAAATAACAGATGGAGATTGTGTAGTACTTATGGATTAAATTAATTTTTCTCACCAAGTATAGGAGTATAATTATGAGTAGACATTGGCAAGTAGAAGCATCAAGAGAAGATAGATACTATGAAATATGGGCTGATTTAGTTAGAGGTGGTATGCCTACACATGAAGCTGACATACAAGCAGAAATACTTTTAGAACAAGAAGAAGAAGAAAGAGGTTAGGCATGCCAATATGTAGTTTTAAAATACCTTGTGAGACTTGTGATGGACAAGGTGAAGTAGCACTAGGTAATGGCAATGATCCATCTGTTCCAATAGTAGACTGTGATGAATGTGATAGTGGATGGAGAGCAGTGGAGGAAGAATACGAAGATCCTCTAGATGTACTGGATGATTTTCCAGAAGCAGTAAACATTGTTGCTAGTTAGGAGAAATAATATGATAAAATATGTAGAAATAAGTTTACCTAGAAGCTTTATAGATAGTTCAGAAGGGGGAACTCTTTCTTTTTATTTAAAAGATAATGAACTTGTAGAAAATCCAACTTTAATAACTAATCCTAAACTTGTACATGAAGGTTTAAATGATCCCGAAGCTTTAGTATATACAGAAGAAATTGTACCATAATGAATGAACATATACGAGAGACTATGAAATGAAAGTATTTGAATTTGGAAAAAGTTATTTATGTACTGAAACTTATAAAGTTGAAGCTGCTACATTAGAAGAAGCAGAAAAAATACTTGAAAAAACAAGTGATCCTTGGTCTTACTATGAAAAAACATATGATGGAGAGTACATAAATTCATTTGAATGTATAGATGAATACGATATTAAGGAGGAGTAAAATGAAACAGAAATTTACTTTAGTAGAATTTGAAATTCGTGATGGTGACTACTCTTATAATGATTATGCTATATTTAAAAAAGATATTACAAATATGAATGATAGTGAAATAATTAAGGAGGGTTATGAAGAAGATTTTGAATGTGACTATAGAGAAATCATAGTTTACTCTATTCAAGAAATAACAAAAGAAGAAGCAGACACACTTCAAAAATTTTATGTAGCTTTTATCCCAAAGGAGTCAAAAAATGGTTAAATATAAAGTATATGTTAGATATAATATAGAACATAGAATGTATGTCACTGCAGAAAATGAAGAAGAAGCACAAAAGAAAATTAATAATATAAAAAAACAGTATGAAAAATTTTTAGTAATTGAAAATACAGAAAAAATTATTGAATCAGAGAGTCATACTATAGAAGTACAGGAGTTAAAGGATGACGAAGATTCCTACATTTAAAAACAGAAAACAAATAGATAATTATCTTAGAGATAAGGACTCTGACCCAATAGTTTTGAAGGCTCTTCAGTATTATGTAGATTATCCTCTTTTTGGTTATTCATTAGAGCCAATAGATTATAATAGTTTAAATGCTTGGATAGAGTCTCAATTAGATATGTTCTGGTCTGCATACGAAAAGGTTGAATAATGTTTTTATTTAATTGGATTGCTCGACATGAAAATATTTGAGGTAACTTTTGATAATGGTAAAACACACACCATAAAATTAGATAATTATAAATCTATTAAAGAATCATTACAACAAATAGAAAACTCTGGTACACATAAACCTTGGACTATAATAAATATTATAAGGAAAAAATGATAATGCATATTACTACTTTTAAAGATAAACTTAATAAAAAAATTAAAAAGAATAAATATATTAATAAAGAAGAATTAAAAATGTTTAAGTATCTTAAACAAAAAAATGATAATAATGATAAGTACTTAACTGAAAAAGAAAGGTTGGTGTTGGCTCTTATGTAGCCTCTGTTCTCTTGTAAGAGTGCCAAGAGAACAAGGCTTGTGAAACTAGCTTGGTTGTGCTATAATATATTTTTAACATGGAGGTTAAAATGTTTATCATAACTCAAAATATTAATAATAGAAATATAGAAGACTTTGATGATTTTGATATATTAACTGATGAAAAAGATGAAATATTAATATTTGAAGAAGAAAGAGAAGCTATTAAATTTATGGATGCTGTAGGAATTAATATTAGTTTAGATAATAATGTACAATATTCATCTCAAGGTGATATAAATGTCTCAAGACTCCACTAATAAAATAATTAAACAACTACAAGATCATATAAAAAAACTTACTGATTATAATTCTAAATTAGAAAAAGAATTAGGTATTAAAAGAAATCTTTGGGTTGAAGATGACAGGAAAAGTAATTAATTTTTACCAACACTGGAAAGATAAACAAGAAAGTAGAAGAAAAGCAAAAGGTTTTTCAGAAGATTTTTGGTACACTTTAATTGCAGAAGGATATAACCCTGATAGTAATGAAAGTATAAAAAAATACCTAAAGGATACAAATGAAGATGAATAAAAATTTATGGGAGAAAGATCGTAAAAATTTATTTAGATCTATAAAAAGAGAATATCAAAGTGAAGGTTATACACCAGAAGAAGCAAAAAAATTAGCTAAAGAGGAGGTAGATGAAATCATGGAAGATAAAGAACTATTTGTTAGTAATTTATGGAAGGAGAAATATCAAGATTAATTATGTGGTTAGTAATTACAAAATGTAATAAAAAAATTAGTACATTTACTACAAAGTATAAAGCACAACTTTTTATAGACAATAGAAAAAATTTGTGTAATATGTTAGGAGTAGATGTTAAACATTATTATTCTATAGTAAAGGGAACAAAAAATGCCAGCACAAGGTTGGGGAAAAAGAGGAGCATGTCCTTCTAAAAGTTGTGGATCTAGTGATGCATGTGTAGAACATAGTGAAGGTTACTCGTATTGTTTTGCTTGTAAAACTAAGTTTGAAAACTATTCACAAAATAATAAAAATTACACAGAAAAAAAATTAAATAAAGATATTGTTATAGGTGATAAATACAAGAATAATAAATTATCTTCTATTGCTATAAAAGATAGAAATATATCATTAGAAACTACAAAATTTTATAATGTAAAATGTATTGTAGAAAATAATAAAATTGTACAACATCAATATCCATATCATACACCAGATGGTACATTGATAGGAGAAAAAAATAAACTAATAGAAAATAAAAAGTTTTGGTCATCAGGAGATTTAAAACAAGCAGGTCTATTTGGTGAACATTTATTTTCTGGAGGTGCTCCTTTCATTACTATTTGTGAAGGTGAGATTGATGCTATGTCAGTATATGAAATGGGAGGTAGAAAATATCCTTCAGTATCAATTAAAAATGGTGCTCATTCAGCACTTAAAAATTGTAAAGAATCTTTAAAATTTTTAAACTCTTTTAAAAATATTGTTATATGTTTTGATAATGATAAACAAGGACAAGAAGCCTCTAAAGAAGTTGCTACTTTATTTGAACCTAATAAATGTAAAATAGTATCTCTTAATTTAAAAGATGCTAGTGAATATTTACAAGCAGGTAAACGTGAAGAGTTTATGAAAAGATGGTGGAATGCTAAACCATATACACCAGCAGGTATAATAAATTTAGCAGATCTTGGTGATAGTTTATATGATGAAAGTGAATGTGATACTTGTTTATATCCTTGGAATAATCTTAATGAAAAAACTTATGGATTAAGAACAGGAGAGCTAACTGTATTTACATCTGGTTCTGGTATGGGTAAAAGTAGTATTATCCGTGAACTTATGCATCACATTATGACTACTACAAAAGATAATATAGGTATCTTAGCATTAGAAGAGAGCACTCGTAATACTGCTTTAAACATTATGTCTGTTGAAGCTAATGCTAGATTATATATAAAAGAAATTAGAGAACAATTTACTATTGATCAACTAAAAGAATATCAAAATAAAACTATTAATAGTAATAGATTTTTTGCTTTTGATCATTTTGGTTCTATACATAATGATGAAATATTAGATCGTATTCGATACATGGCTAAAGCTCTTGATTGTAAATGGATATTTTTAGATCACTTATCTATTTTAGTATCAGGCCAAGAAGATAATGGTAATGAACGTAAACTTATTGATATGTTAATGACTAAACTTAGATCACTTGTACAAGAAACAGGAATAGGTTTAATATTAGTAAGTCATTTACGTAGACCTATTGGTGATCGTGGACATGAAAATGGTAGAGAAATTTCTTTATCTCAACTTAGAGGTTCAGGTGGTATAGGGCATTTATCTGATATGGTAATAGGATTAGAACGTAATCAACAAGCCGATGATGAAGACATTGCTAATACAACTACTATAAGAGTAATAAAGAATAGGTATGCAGGTGACTTAGGAGTAGGATGTTATTTATATTATGATAAAGATACTGGTAGAATGTCTGAAGTAGCTAATCCATATGGAGATAGAGATGAATAAAAAACCATTTAAACATAAGTTTAAACAGGATGCTTATGATAGAGCAGATCACAAAGCTAAACAAACTATTATTAATTATTTAAAACCTATGAACTATACAAAAATAGACTCAGAGGAAAATTATAGTTTTGATCTTATGTGTTATGCTTCTGATAAAATTCATTCATTACATGAAGTAGAAATAAAACATGGATGGAAAAATGAATGGCCGGATTCATGGAAAGAAATAAGATTGCCTCATAGAAAAAATAGATTACTTAGAATATGGAAACAAAAATATCCTAATAGTTTATTATCTTTTTATATATTAAGAAATGATTGTAAAAAAGCTTGGCATATTGATGGAAGTGTGTTAGAAAATTGTGAAGTTAAACCTGCATTTGGAAGAAACATAACAAAAGGAGAATTATTTTTTCATATATTAGTTAAAGATGCAACCCTAATAGAGAACTTAAACTATGAAAACAGCAGTAGTTGATATTGAAACAGATGGATTTGATGCAACAAAAACTCATTGCATTGTAGCTATAACAGAAGATAATAAAGAACACTATTGGACAGGAGATGATTGTTTTAAGTTTAAAGATTGGTCTAAAAATATAGATCAATTTATAATGCATAATGGAATTAGTTTTGATGCACCAGTTCTTAATAAACTAATAGGAACTAATATACAAATGTCTCAAATTAGAGATACTTTAATTGAGTCCCAATTATTTAATCCTATAAGAGAAGGAGGTCATTCTTTAAAAGCATGGGGTAAAAAATTAAACTATCGTAAATTTGATTATGATAACTTTGATGCATTTACTTTAGAAATGTTAGAGTATTGTAAACAAGATACAAGACTTACAAAAAAAGTATCTGAATATTTAGAAATAGAAGGTAAAACTTTTTCTAAAAAATCTTATGAATTAGAAAAAAAAGTAAGGTGTATAATAGACAAACAACAAGACAATGGATATGCTTTTAATATTAAAGATGCTTCTATATTACTAGCTCAACTAGAAGATGAACAAACACAATTAGAAAATAAAGCACAAGAACTATTTCCACCTAAACAAATACAATTAAAAACAAAAACAAAAGAGATACCTTTTAACATAGCTAGTAGAAAACAAATATCTGAAAGACTACAAGAGAAAGGATGGAAACCAACTGAGTTCACAGAAAAAGAAAATATTATTATCAATGAAAAAGTTTTATCTACTATTGATATGCCAGAAGCTAAAATGTTTAGTAGATATTTTTTACTACAAAAACGAACAGGTCTATTAAAATCTTGGATTAAAGAATGTAAAGATACTAATAGAGTACATGGTAAAGTTATGACATTGCAAACAGTCACAGGTAGAATGGCTCACTCTTCTCCTAATATGGCACAAGTACCAGCAGTGTATTCACCTTATGGTAAAGAGTGTCGTAGACTTTGGACTGTAGATAATATTAAAACACACAAACTTGTAGGTGTAGATGCTAGTGGTCTTGAACTAAGATGTTTAGCTCACTACATGGATGATGCTAACTTTACAGAAGAAGTACTAAGTGGTGATATTCATACAGCCAATCAACAAGCAGCAGGTTTAAAAACTAGGGATGAAGCTAAAACATTTATATATGCTTTTCTTTATGGAGCAGGTCCAAATAAAATAGCTAAAATATTAAACTCAAATGTTAAAGAAGCAAGTAATGTTATTGATAGATTTTTATCTAACTTACCAAAATTAAATCAATTAAGAGAAAAAGTATTTAATGAAGCTAGTAGAAAACAAAAAATAATTGGGTTAGATGGTAGGTATCTACACATACGACATGCTCATGCTGCACTTAATACTTTATTACAAAGTGCAGGTGCTATAATATGTAAACAATGGTTAATAGAAATAATAAAAAGAGTTGACAAATATAATTTAGATGCTAAACTAGTAGCATCTGTTCACGATGAATATCAATTTGAAGTTGTGAACAAAGATATTCCTATGTTCTGTGAATTAGCAAAGCAAGCTATTTACAATACAAAGGATGTATTAAATGTTAAATGTGATTTAGACTGTGATTATAAAGTTGGAAATAATTGGGCAGAAACACATTGACATTTAAAAGTAAAAAGTGTATACTAAACTTCTAACAGTGAAATTTTCAAAGGAGAAAATATAATGTCAGTAATTCAAGGTGAAGCTTTTTGGGCTCATGTTATTAACCCAAATACCAAATGGAATCCTGAAGGTGAATGGTCTATTGAGATTGGTAATCTTGATAAGATTAATAAAAGTATTGCAGAAGCTGATGGACTTACTATTAAAAACAAAAACGATGAACGAGGTGACTTTGTAACTTTAAAACAATATGCTAGAACTAAAGAAGGCACTGCTAGACCTATGAGGGTAGAAGATGCCAAACGTAATCCATTTCCTGCTGATCAACTTATAGGTAATGGATCTAAAGTAAATGCAAGCTATTATCCTAAACCATACACTCAATATGGTGGTGGTGTAAAAGGATACTTACAAGGTGTTCAAGTTATTAATTTAATTAAATATAATAACGATGATTTTCAAGTAGTACCTGAAGGGTATGATAGTAATACTAATAATGAAGTTCCTTTTGAATAATAACTAAGGTGTAAGAGAGTGTCTTCACTATCCTTCACAAGATAGAGTTAGGCACTCTCTTATAATATTATAATGAAAAGTATTACTACCCTAGTAAAAGATATTTATGAATTATTTAGTTATAACCCTATAAAGAAAGAAGAAAAAGAAGTTGATAAATTAATAGATAATTTTGGTAACATGTTAAAAATACATGTTAAAGATTTTTTATATGAAAAACCAAAACAAAAAAATGGACTAAGACTCTCTGCTATAGGCAAACCAAACAGACAACTATGGTACGAAACTAATTTAGAAAATAAAGAAGAAAATTTACCACCCTCACTAAGAATAAAATTTTTATACGGATACATTTTGGAAGAGCTTCTACTTGTGTTGGCACAAATAGCAGGACACAACGTAGAAGCTCAACAAAAAGAAGTAAAAGTTGAGGGAGTTTTAGGACACATAGATGCAATAATAGATGGTGTATTAGTTGATTGTAAATCAGCTTCAGGTAGAAGCTTTGAAAAATTTAAAAATAATCTTTTAGTTAGTGATGACCCTTTTGGGTATATAGCTCAAATATCAGCTTATGCTGAAGCTAATAATTTAAATCAAGCTGCTTTCTTAGTAATAGATAAATCAACTGGTGAAATTTGTTTAACACCTATACATGAAATGGAAATGATAAATGCACCTAGAAGAATTAAAGAACTTAAAACAATAGTTAAAACTAAAACACCACCTTCTAAATGTTATACTGACGTAGATGATGGAAAAAGTGGTAATAAAAAACTAGCAATAGGTTGTGTATATTGTAAATTTAAAGAAGAGTGTTGGTCAGATGCTAATGGAGGTAAAGGATTAAGAGTATTTAAATATGCTAATGGAAACAGATATTTAACACAAGTAGTTAAGTTACCAGATGTACAAGAAATTTATTTAAATTAATGAAAAGATCACATTGGAAATTTAAAAAGAAACCAGACATACACAATATGTTTGGTTTTGTTTATATAATAACTAACTTACAAACTACAAAAAAATATATAGGATGTAAACAATATTGGCATTATAGTAAACGAAAAAAAACAAAAGAAAGTAATTGGAAATCTTATACAGGTTCTTCTGCATTACTTAACGAAGATATAAAAAAACTAGGTAAAAGAAATTTTACTTTTAATATTATTGCAGAATTTAAAAATAAAAGAAGTTTAAAGTATTATGAACTATATTATCAAATGAAATATAATGTATTAGCTTCAACAATAGAAGGCTCTGATGAACCAAAATTTTATAATAAATATGTAGGTGGTAAATTTTATAGGCCAGTTCAACAATATGATGAAGAATAATATTAAACAATTAGTAAATAATTTTAAAGCAGATTCTGAACAAGCTTTATTTATATCTGTTATATTTCAAGCTGTATTAGATGTTACTAAAAATAATTTTAGTTTAGAGAAAGATCAAGCAAGAGCTTGGTTCTTTGCTTCAGTAGGAGTTACTTGTCAAAACTTTGAGTTTATTTGTGATAATGCTGGACTTGAACCTAAAACTGTGAGAGAATTTGTTTCTCATGTTATAAATTCTAAAGACAAAGATAAAATTAGAAATACAATAATAAGGATTATGAACTAATGGATAGAGATAAATGGATTGTAAATCAAATGGAATTACAAGATAAATTAATACCTGATTATAAAAATACTCTTTCAGCATTAGATAAGCAAATAGGAGGTAATCATTATAAAGATTGTAAGATTCAACCTGTAGAATTTATAGCAAAAAATAAAATAGGTTTTCTTGAAGGTAATATTATTAAATATGCTACAAGACATTCTAAAAAAGGAGAAGGTAAAAAAGATATAGAAAAAGTAATTCATTATGCAGAACTAATATTAGAGATGTATTACAATGATAACTGAAGGTATAACAATTTCTCCAGAAAGAGATGATCTTTTTGATAAGCTAGGAATCACTCGTCTTAAAGAAGCTTATATGATGGATCACGAAATATCACCACAAGAAAGATTTGCTTATGTATCTAAAACTTTTGGAACTACTTCAAGCCATGCTCAAAGATTGTATGAATATTCTTCAAAACATTGGCTCTCGTATTCAACACCAATTTTATCGTATGGACGATCTAAACGTGGGCTTCCTATTTCTTGTTATCTTAATTATATTAATGATAGTTCTGAGGGTTTAGTTGATAATCTTAGTGAAACTAATTGGCTCAGTATGTTGGGTGGTGGTGTTGGCATTGGCTTTGGTATTAGGTCTAGTGATGATAAGTCTACAGGAGTTATGCCACATCTTAAAATGTATGATGCATCAAGTTTGGCATATAGACAAGGACGTACTCGTAGGGGTAGCTATGCTGCTTATCTTGATATTAGTCATCCTGATATTTTAATGTTTTTAGAAATGAGAAAACCAACAGGAGATCAAAACTTTCGTTGTCTTAATATGCATCATGGTATTAATATATCAGATAAATTTATGACTATTCTTGAACACTGTATGGTTAATCCTCTTGCTGATGATAGTTGGGATTTAATTGATCCTCATAGTAGTGAGATACGTGATGTAGTATCTGCTAAAGAAATATGGCAACGTATTCTTGAAATGAGAATGCAAACAGGAGAACCTTATTTACATTTTATTGATAAATCTAATAATGAAATGCCATCATGGTTGAAACAAAAAGGATTAAAAATAAATCAATCTAATTTATGTTCTGAAATTATTTTACCTACTTCAAAAGAAAGAACTGCTGTATGTTGTTTATCTTCAGTAAACTTAGAATACTTTGACGAATGGTCTAAAGACAAAGAATTTTTACCAGATATATTAGAAATGTTAGATAATGTTTTACAGAATTTTATTGACAACTCTCCTGATACTATTCATCGTGCTCGTTATAGTGCAAAGCAAGAAAGGTCAGTTGGAGTTGGAGCACTTGGATTCCATGCATATTTACAAAGTAAAAACATACCCTTTGATTGTGCATTAGCTAAGTCTCATAACATTAGAATGTTTAAACATATTAAAGAAGGTTTAGACTATGCTAATAGAAACTT